TATTGAATGACACGGTGCATGATGCCAAAAACTCGGCATCAAGTTCGCGCTGTTCGCCATCCTTCATTTTTTTGCCGCCACGCTTGACGTATTCCAAAATCGCACGATTTCGCACGCCTTGCGCTTTATTGAACTGTTTGGAGCCTGGGCCATAAGCCGTGATGCTCAGTCGTTCGCCTTGATCATTGATCAACTCATCGCCAGATGGAGTTTCCAGATCAATGGTGGTGGTGTCTTTGACAGCCAGGGAGGAAATATCAAACATAAATAACCTTTCGCGGGTTGAAAAATTGCCCGTGCTGGAGACAGCCTCACCCCGCGAAAGGCGAGAACTGTCCCCAGTCGGTGCGCGTTTTGCCATTTATGGCAAATTAAGCAAGCACTTCGACGATGCCGACGCCAGTGGCAGATGGCGTGATTTCGACCACCATGGTGGCATTGGTGATCGCATCGACGCCACCGACGCTAACTTTGAATGACATCACACGGCCTTGGAAATAGTATTTGTCCAAGTTTTGCGTGGTGACACAAAAGCTGTATGCGCTATCAGACAATGCAGCAGCCTTGGCCAGGATCTGTCCGGCATCATCGGTGTCAAGGCCCAATTGCAAAGTCAAGGAGCCTTCATTCCAAGAGCCTTTGTATTTTTGAGTGCCGCGAGTTGCGACAGGCATGTGCGTGACCAAGGCGAACTCGCGGCCAAATTCGCCGAGGTCGCTGGCTTCGCCAACAGTGGTGTAGGTCAGCGCGTTGTAGCCAGTCGAATCGAACGTGGCAGGGATAGATGCGCTCAACTTTATCGTCGAGCCAGCAGAGGTGCGGACGGCCATGATGTGTGCTCCTTAAAAATTAAACTGCAAGGGATTCAACAATGCCGACTCCGGCGCTTGTCGTGGTCAACTCAAGTGTGGTGGTGGCTGATGTGATGGAATCCACAGATCCAACACTGACTTTCCAATTCAAAACCTTGGCTTGGAAAAAGTAGCGGTCGCCGTTTTGCGTGGTGACCATGAATGAATAATCGTTGTCACTCATGCTTGCGGCCTTCATGAGAACTTGCCCAGCATCGTCCGTGTCCAAGCCCAATTGAATGGTCATCGTGCCATCGTTGAAGCTGGCTTTGAATTTTTGTGTGCCGCGATTGCCGACTGGATTGTGTGTCACCAGTGCATATTCGCGGCCAAACTCGCCGAGGTCGGTGACCTCACCCACAAGCGGAGCAGTAGGCGATGTCGTAAACAAAGTGTTGTAACCTGCGACTGTGTAAGCCCCAGGTTGTGTAGCTTTCACTTTCAGGGTTGTCCCTGCGGAGGTAAAAACAGCCATTTCAATTTCCCTTCAATGACAAAAAATTAAAGCCCGCAGGGTGCAGACTCGTGGTTTTAGCCAACTTATTCATAGTAAGCCAAAATGTAATCAGCAGGCTGAGTCCAGATCCCCGCCTCATTGTCTTTGTCCATTGGACCTAAAAGGTCAAAGCGACAACTGACAATAAGTTTGCCTGCAACAGTCGAATTATGCTTGAAATCCAACACTGAACGCAATGCTGCATGAATTGCCTTGACTTCAGGAATTGTGACCGCAAGCGGATTAAATTGGATTCGCGCCTGGGCCATTTGAGGTCCAGAGGCATAGTTCAGGTTTGGCCTTGGGTCAGCATTGATCACCTGGTAAACCAAAGCAGGCATTGCCGTGTTCTGCGGCAATTGACCAAGCGCCCTTCGTGTGCCCACCAATGCGGTGATCGAGGCGTGATTGATAAGCGCCGCAATGATCAATTCTGGATTCATTTCAGCAACTCCTTGCCAATGCGCCCACCGATATACAGGCGCAAAGCCTCCATCACCTCGGATGTGCCCTGATCAAATGCGTTTCGCATGTACCCCACAGGCCGAATGCCTGGGTGTGTGACGTTGTTGTAAATCGACTCACCAAATGCCACGGCCTTTTTCTTGCGTGAGGATTTGCCGCCTTTGCGCTTGCCAGGGATTTTGTAAGGCCCACCCACCGAATTGCCAGAGCCTTCAAAAAATGAGGCCGTGCCAAATTCGATCATGTGTGCATAAAAGGCTTTTTTGTCACCAGCCGAGATTGTGGCAGACACTGTGCCCTTTTTGTTGGTGGTGGTCACTTTGATGCTCTTGCGCAGATCGCCTGATTTTTTTGGCACATTGTTTCGCGCTCGGTCGCGATAAATGTTTGATGCCGCACGCAAGCCGCCGCGCATGATGTTGGCCTCCAGCTTGGCAGGCAATTGGTCAAGCATTTTCTGCAACTCAATCAAGCCTTCGACTTTGATTTCATTGGCCATCGATCGAACCCTCTGTGCAATCGAAAATGATGTATTCGCGATCCTCGTCAAGATCGCGTGCGGCTGTGATGTTGAAAATGCGGCCACCATAATTTATGCGATAGGCGTCCACAGTTTTCGGCGGCATGAATGCCGCCCTATACCGCACCGCAACAGTGTGAGTCAATTGCGATTCGATGGCCATGCCGCGCATTTTCTCTTTGCCGCTGATGGGCTTGACGTTGGCCCACACGGTCGCCACATCAGCCCAAGTGTTCAATTCTTGGCCATAGCTGTCAAGCGTTGCCGTGCGTTGCTGCACGGTGATGCGTTGATTCAGGCGTCCGATGTCCATCACATTCCCATCATCATTCTGTGAGGCGTCAACAGGCTGACAACCCCCATGGGCAGTTCGTATTTTTGCACCGATGATGCGGCCTCACGGTGGTCATACAAATGGCCAATGGTCAGCAGCATGGCCTGTTTGATCGACTTTGGCAAAGGATACAGGTTTGGACTCAAACTGTCTGTGAAACCTGCTGTGAATGTCACGATCACCGCATTAGCAACAGAACCCGATTGAGGCCAGATCTTGTTCGGCTGTAAAGCGATTTCACCTGGTCGAGAATAGTTGTCCAGAAAATAATCGCTTGAAGAAACAGTTTGTGTTGCATTGTTTGTGTCTTTGTATGTGATGCTGGTGATCGCATTGATCGGCCATTTGCCGAGCACAATGGCGGCATCAGGGAATTGGTCAAGCGCCAGTCTGTAGGTCTGATAACCGATGGCCAAGCCTGTGTAATCCTCGGCGGCCTCACGCGATGCTGTGATCAAAGCCTCCACCAGCGTGTCATCAGGATGTGATGGAGGCGATCCCATGGTGTCCAGGCGCAAATGCAGCCGCGCAGTGGCAAGTGAAATTGGCTCAGTGGTCACAGGGCCAACTGCACTCAATTTTCTGACTGTTTGCACCATTTTGATTGGTCCTCAATATAAAAACTGGCGGCCTCATGGCCGACCCATTCAATCAGCAATTTTGCATCATTATCGCGCACGCCAGTGAAATTTTCATTATGGCCCATGCCAATGCCTTGACGCCCTGGCAATCCCTTGATGCCGACAACCCGATGCCCCGAAAAAATGTGCTTGCTGGCATGTTCTGCCCAAAGCAGGCAATCGATAAATTGAATGCCTGGCCTGCATATTCTGCGGAATGTCTCGATTGCCTCGCCGCGCATCGCTGTCGAGCACAGGCTTGAATGCGCCTTGTTGATCATTTCAAGGCCCATTTTCTTGTTGACATTGTAATACCGAGCACATGATTCACCAACCAATTCAGACTTTTTCAGTTCTTGCTCGACAGTTTCAAGCCAGTCTGCCGCATAAAAATCATCGTCTTCAATGATCACCAGGTTTTCCTCGGGCTTGACAACAGCCAAACCTGTAAGCAGGTTGCGTGCTTGTGTGTTCTGGCCAGGCTGCCAAAATGGTTCTGGCCTGTAGATCTCAAGATGCCAAATTCCATTTTTTGGAGTGAATTCAATTTTTTGCTCTTGCTCACCATCATCGACCACAAGCCATCGAACTTGGCCTTTGTAGGTTTGTCTGGCCATCAACTTTTGGCAGATTTTCCATGCCTCTGGCCTGTTGCCTGTCGTGGTTAAAAGGGTCAGCATTGAGCAATCCCAAAAACGTGCATCGGCAATTGACGGGTGCAAAATCCTGGTTCGCCGTGATCGTTCAGTTTGATTTCGATGTGGCCTGCGTTTTCTGTTTCCACATTTTTGAACCCTGCGTCTTCAAGCAGCAGTTTTAGACCGCTTGGTGTGTATCGGTAAAAGTCATCAGGGAAACCGTGAATCGGAAAACTGGTCAGAGTGGTGACCACCAGCCAGCCGCCTGGCTGCATCACCTCGCGGATTTTTGGTAGCGCAATCCATGGCCGCGCCACATGCTCAAGCACCTCCGAGCAAAGCACGCCAGAGAATCGGCCAGTCCATGACGCTGGTGGCGTGTGAATGTCCACCACCTGATCGACGCCATGGCCTGGCTGCATGTCAATCCCCGTCCATTTGCCTTTGGCCAGATCTCTATTGATGATCCACCAAGTGTCAAAGTTTGTCATTCTTGAGCCGATTTCCAGCACATCGTCACCAAGTTTGTCGGCATGGCACTCAATGTAATTTCGGATGCGTCCGCGAACGCTATTTAATGGCAAGTTCATTTATTGCTTTCTCAAGGTCTATTCGATCAAAACAGGTCAGGGCTGTTTGTCGGCTGCAATTGATAACCCGCACGCCTTCATCTTTGAGATCTTGTGCAAGCCTCGGAAATTTTGACTGCCACAGATCATAAGGCTGGCTTTGAGTTAGTTCTGGACCGTGCTGTCCAAACCAGTGGTCCTTGCCATCAGGTGCTTTGCTGCAATCAAGGCCCAACAAAACGATGGTCTGTGCGCCCCACAGGTAAGCCAAATTGATGGCCTGATAGCCTGAATTCCCGCCCTGGTGAATGATGTCATGTCGCCCAAGACCTGGGAAATTTTCTGATCCTATTCGGTGGATGCCGTATTTTCTGGCGGCCTGCTCGTCTTGGGTCCAGCATTCGCCTTTGAAGGCCGACCGCGCTTTTTCGGCATGGACTCGCCACCATTGGAAATCGCAGGCATAGAGGACATCGGCAAACTCTGCCCGTCTGTATGTGTCATTAATTGCGATTGAGGCCCAGCCTGTGCGTGAAATTGCATCACAGTCTTCGGCTGTAAGGCTTGGACCGCTGGCGATGATGCAAGCAACACGCCCCCACCATCGGCCAGCGGTCCGATCTGTGGTTTTTTTTTGGCTGTTGCTTGCGTGTTTGGGTATTCAACCAAGCCGATACTGTGTAGATCCTCGGCCACATTGATTGGAATGATCAGCCTTTGCTTGCGTGAAACGCTGCCAATTCGACTGTCTGAAAAGTGGCTCAAGGCCACCACTTCGACTTTTTCCATAATTTTTACCTTCGCGGGGATGATGAAAAAGGGGAGCCAAAGCCCCCCTTTTTTGGATTCGCCGATTAAGCGAATGTGCCTTTGATGAAGGCGGCTGGACGGTAAACCGTCAATGCCAAACGCTCTTCGGCCAACAGGGTTGCCATGTTTTTCTTGAAGTTGTCGCCGTCTTCATAAGAAATTTGTACAGCAGCGTCCATGCGATCCCAGATCTGTGCGCCCATGCTCATTGCGCCCACCAGGAATGTGCCTTCTGCGATGGAGTTGGTAGCCACCACACGCTTGCCCCAAACGCGAGGAGCCATGCCATCAATCGGACCCATGTCGCCGCCGAAAATGTATTCGCCGTAGGAGGTCTTCAGCAACTCGATTGCTTCCCAGTCTTCAGGGTTCAGCACGATGGTGTCGGCTGTGTACTCAGACAATGCAGCCTGAGTGATGGCCTTGCGCAATGCGTCCAAACGTGTGTCGCCAGTGGCTGCGCGGTTGTAGGCGGTGTTGTTGCCGGATGCCAAGATGCCGGAAATGTTGCCGCTTGTGCCGGAGCCGTTCAACAACTGGTCTTCTTCTTCCAGTTTCAGACCGTATGTCAGGCGACCATTTACATAGCTTTGCAACTGTGGAGCGTCGTCGAGCACTTGGCGCGAAACAGGAATGAAGTGAGCCAATGTCACCACAGCAGCCGAGGCCAATGTGAAGGTGATGCCAGACTCAGGCTTGGTGACGTTTTCACGTGCAGGCGACACATACTGTGCGTTTGCATTGTTGGTGAACACGTTTTCCTTGGTGAATTCCACCAGGTTGCTGGAAGTGCGACCGACTGGCAGCACATCGCGGATTGTCAAAACACGGTTTGGATTGTTGACAATGCCAGGGATGCGTTGACCAGGAACCAGGGGCTGGTTGTAGCCTGTGGCGTTGATGATCGCTGTTTTCAGTTCAATGCGGGCAAACTTGCTGCGACCTTGGGCCATGGCTTGGAAGGCATCGCTCTTCACAAACTGCTCACCCAAAGATTCCTCGGCTTTTTGGCCTTCTTCTTTGCCAGCAGTCATTTTTCGCTCAAGTTCCAAGCACTTGTCGGTCAATTCGCCAGCCTTGGCAGCCAATTTTTCCATGGCTGACTTGGTTTCGGATTCGACAGTTTTGACAGCCGCGAGTTCGCCGTTGGCTTTTTCCATCCAGGATTTCAGTTCCTTGGTGGTGGCCAGCAATGTGCCTTGGGTTTCAGCAAGGGCTTTGATTTCATTGATGTCAGACATGGTAGTTTCCTTTAAAGAGTCCGAGAGTTTTGAAGGTTGGCAGCGATGATTCGCTGCAATTCGTCAGGCAGTTTTGATTTCTCAGACTCACTCTGAGAGAAAAGTCGCTTGGCGCGGCTTGCCGTAGCCGTTGCCAGCGATTTTGAAAAACCTCCTGCCTCGCGCAGGAAATCCTCAAAATCTTTGATGGACTCGACCAGATCAAGCGTGTTTTTTACGCTCGACAGATCAACCCGTGCCGAATCATCGGCTGGGTAAGTCACAATTGAAATCTCGTAAAGTTCGCTGATGTTTTTGATGATGCGCACCATGCCATCTTCTTTTTCCACCATTTCGACGTCATCACGATTGAGGCCATAGCCAATGCTTAAACCATCAATCGTGCCATGCTGCATGGCAGCCTTGACGGCCTGCGCATCGGTCATGCCTGGCGTCAATTCGCCAGACATAAACAAGCCTTTTTCGTCTTCGTCAATCGACTTCCATTTGCCCACGGGCAGTTCGTAGGATTTGTGATTGACAAACATTTTTGGCATTCTGGCTGCGCCAGATTGAATGCGCTCGATGACCGACTTGTATGCACCAGGCATGATGGTGTCGTTGTAGCTGTCCACGCCACCAAAGACCGAGGCATAACCGCTGAAGCTGCCTTCATCGCCTTTGGCAAACTTCAGGCCCACGTTATCAAGAACAATGTTTTTTCGCATCATCATTTTTTTGGCTCCTATTCCACCACAGTGGTGCTTGCGCCGAGTTTACTCAAAGGCGCAAGGTTGACCTGTGCAGTCAATTCGTCTGCGCCATCAATTTTTGGCAGATTTTCCAATTGCCGCCATTCGTTTCTGGTCATCAGCCCATTTTGCACGGCCTTTGATCCTGCATCAAGGCGATCAGACAAAGAACCTCGCAAAATGGCATCAAGTGAAAATTCGACTGTGTAGATCTGGCGCTGATTGGCACTGAGCACTCGGCGCTCGATGGATTGCTCCAAGCCCTCCAGCATTGGCCGCAGCTTGAATTTGTAAAAACCCTCGATGATCTGGCCAATACCCGTGCCCCAGGTCGTGGTCTTGGCAGTGTCATTGATCAGAACCGATGAAATGCCAAACCACCGAGCAATGTCTTCAACCGAGAATTTCCTGGTGTCGAGCAATTGCAGATCCGCAGGTGACATGCTCAATGGCTCAAACTTTGCGCCAGCCTCAAGCACCAGCAGATCGTCATCGTTGCCTTCAACCAGGCCGCGATAATTTGCCCGAATCGCGTTGCGCTGCTCTTCTTTGAGCACCTTGTCGATCATGAACACGCCAGGCCGTTTTGCCGATTTTCGGAAAACATTTGAACTGTGATTCTGTGCGTCGATGGCCACGCCCACCGAATTGCGCATGTAATCAATGCGCGACATGCCGATCACGCCATTGCCTTTGTCACGCCAGTGCCAAATGCTCGATTCAGCATAAGTGACAATCTGGCCTTCGTATGAATATTTGTAGATCAGCGACCGATCCGGCAAAACCTCGATCTCAACTTGGTCAGCCGACAGCGGCCACATTTCGATCACTTCGCCCAAGTCATTGCGCACCAGTCGAGCATAAGCATTGCCGCGCAGCAAAAAGTTCATGCAGGCATATTGCCAAAATTCCATCGGTGTGTGCCGACGATTCGGGCTGTCATGTAGCAGGGTCCACAGCGGTGTACCCCTTGCCAGTTCCTTGTTGCCTTGGGTATCGTTTGCCCGTTTGTAAACAAACAGGGGCAATGATGCAATGTTATCGGTCAGCAGTTCAACAGCAGCCCAAACCGCAGACACCTGCAAAGCACCGTCGATGCCATAGTCTTTGTTGTTGTCATAGACACGGGTGAATGGCTCACCATACTGGATGCCTTCTTGCTGCCCAGTAGATCCGACATTTCCAAACCAGCGCCGCAGTGATTGGTAAAGTGTGCCCATGTCTTTATCTGAATTTGATTGCCAAGGGTGAACTCAGGTAATCGTCAAAATCGCCATCGTCCTCGTCATTGTTGGTCATTGCCGCAGCAATGGCCATCGCAAGAGCCACCGCACCGTCAATTCTACCCGTTGCTTTTGCTTTGTTGAGTTTTCTGTTTCCAGCGGCATCACGCTCGATTCTGGCATTGGCCATGCACATCGTCAAAACTGGATGACCGCCATGCAAAATTTGCTCATTCAAAAGCAGCGTTTCAAGTTGATCAACAGCAGGGGCCATGTCTTTGAAGCCCTGGCCGAATGGTTCCAATGGTATGTCAAAACCAATATTTTCAAACTCTTTTTTCAATAAATCAAACCGCCAGCGATCAAAATTGGCTTTTTCCACCTTGCAATCGGCCAAAATTTCACTGATTTCACGCGCCACAAACGAATAATCGACCGATGCGCCTGGCGTTGTTCGCAAAAATCCTTGGCTCACCCACACATCATAGGGTGAACGATCACGCTTTGCACGGTCTTTCAGCCCCTTTTCAGGGGTCCAAAAGTAGGGTTTAACGTGATATTTTCCCTCTTTTTGGGCAATCATGACCATGGAAGTCAAGTCATTTCGGCCAGATAAGTCGAGGCCGACCACCACCTCGGTGTCATAAAACAATGATTCGTCAGGATCTTGGCTGTTCAGCAGCCAAATGCCACGCGAGATAAACGGCGCGACCATTTCCACACGCTGATTGAGCACCAGGTTTCTGAATGTCGGTTCAAAACTTGGCATTCGACTGGCTCGGTCGGCCTGCTCTTCCACATCGGCCAAACTTCGGAATTTGCCCAAGGCTGGGTTTGCTGTTTCCCAAGCTGATCGATCATCAAGTGCGCAATCCTTTGGCGCTGCGTACAGGTGGCAGACAATTCGCTTGTCTTGGCTTTGGATCGCATCATCGAGCCAAATGGAAAACAGATCTGCATCACTGCTGGCCTGCGTGCTGATGGCAAACAGCATGGCGTCACTGTATGCGCCCTGGCCAGTGATGATCGCGTCGATGAAATCAGAATGCGGACCCTTGACCTGGCCGACCTCATCCAAGATGGCCAGCACTGGCGATTTGCCATGCGCCGTTTTTCCCTCGGCACTGACCGCCTGATACTCCACATTCCTGGCCAGCCCAATCAGCTTCTTTGAACTTGGCACGATTCGGATCACCTCGCCCAATTTTGGCGACATCATCACCATTTTGCTTGCGTAGTTGTAGACCTCGGCGGCCTGCTCTTTGCTCATGGCTCCTGAAATGATCCGGCTGTTTTGCTTGGCCTCTGGCCCAGCGATGTGCGCCAGCAAAATGCAGGCGATGGTGGCCGTCTTGGAATTCTTACGGGCAATTGACAGAAAAGCCCTGCGCGTGCCATCTGGGTTGTCGTAAATTTCCAGGATGAATCGTTTTTGAAATGGCTCAAGCCTGATCGGCTGCCCAATCAGATCCCCCTCGGGCACGTACAAATAATTTTCAATAAACGCGCAGACCCGTTCGCCTCTGGTCATCTTGCTGATCGTTTTAGGCTTTGCCATCAGCGTGTTCTGCAAAGGTTTTGCCAGTGTCGGCATGTGTGGCTTTTTTACCCGTGAAATCTTGCCAGCGTTTGACGATCACATCGCAATATTTGGGGTCAAGTTCCATCAGGCGTGCTTGTCGCCCTGTCTTTTCAGAAGCAATCAAGGTACTGCCGCTGCCGCCAAAGAGGTCAAGCACAACCGATCCGCTAATGTGTTTTTTAAATAAATCCCAAATTTCAACAATTAGCTGAACTGGTTTTTGTGTAGGGTGAACGCGCTTGTCGCCTTTTTCGCTGTCTCTCCTAAAACCATCCCAAATGTGAGTGAACAATCTGGCTGGCGCGTCAATGTTTGAATAACAAAGCTCCACATCAGCAAAAGTTACTCGCTTTCCACCTTGCTTGTCCCAAACAATCCAGCATGGCGATCCAGGTAGAGCGTTGCTGTAATGGTTGGCTCCCCAAAAGAACATCGCGCCATCGCAAATGCTTTGCGCAAGATTAAAAGCATCAATGGCCACGGTTGTGTCGTGGTCATTCAGCACCGCGCCATAAGCCTGGCTTTTCCCAATTTTTTGGCCTTCTTTGTCCAACCCTATTCCATAAGGTGGATCTGTAAAAACCATGTCGGCTTTTCCGCCATCCATCAGTTTGTCCACCGCATCGATGCTGGTGCTGTCTCCGCACATCAGCCTGTGCTTGCCCAGCAGCCACACATCGCCCAGTACCGTCACAGGCTCGGCTGCCAACTCGGGCACAGCGTCCTCGTCGGTCAGACCATCCTCAATCTGTGTGGCATCCTGGAGAATCGCTGTCAGTTCATCCTCACTGAACCCCATCAATTCACCATAGTCTGCGGCCAGATCAGACAATTCATTTTTAAGGACTTCTTCGTCCCAGGTCGAATTCAGCGCCAGCTTGTTATCAGCAATGACCAATGCCCTGCGCTTGCGCTCATCAAGGCCAGTCACCAAAATGGCAGGCACAGATTCCAAGCCAAGTTTGCGTGCGGCCATCAGTCGGCCATGGCCTGCAATCAGGTTTTTTTCTTCATCAATAAGCACCGGATTGGTGAATCCAAATTCACGAATGCTGGCGGCAATCTGTGCCACCTGTGCATCGCTGTGCATTCTGGAATTCATCGCAAAAGGGATGATCTTTTCCACTTCAATTAGTTTGTGTTTGAAAAACATTTCGCGGGGTCTTTCGGTTGGTTAATGAACAGGGCCAGCAAGCAATGATTGCACAGAATCATCACCACCGACAGGGTCTTGGTCAATTGTGCGCCCAGAGGCGTTGAGCGTCCTTGGATCTGCTGCTTGCTGGTTAAGTGACATGCTGCGGATGATTGCAAGCTGCTGGCGCTGCAATGTGTCGATCACGCGCAAGATCGGATTTTCGACAAGCGTTTCTCTTTTGTTTTTTATCAATGGTCCAGACTTGTCAAGCATGACCTGATATTTTCTGATGTCGGCCTCAAGCCTCACCACCTTTGCCAACAGCACCAGGTCGAATTCTCGCCAGTCGCTGTACGCGCGTGCGCGTGTGAACTGTGTCCAAATTATAGATTCTTCTTCTGAGCGCAATTCAACACCAGGCGGCTGTGGGATCTCCCTGCCATTGAGGTTGCGCACCTGCGCCTCGGTGCTGTCTGATCGGTCGCGTCTTTTTGGGGTAACATTCATGGGGTCAAATTTCCGTAATTGCGTAAAAATAGTTG